TGAAGCGATTGTCATTAACTTTGTTGCCCTAAAGGGTGCATCTAGCTAATGGCTATATTTGCTTTTAAGCGAATGAGGGAACAAAACGAAGCTGCTCAAAAGGCGGCTTCTGTTTCCACATCAAAGCCAAAATCAAAACGTAAGCCTCAAAAGGTAAAAGTAAATGGCGATAACCCTTGACGCAACTGTTGGCGGTGCTAACGCAAACACTTATATAACTCTTGATGATGCAAACTCTTTTATTGAGGGTTTAATCCTCAGTGATGATGCTGCCGCATGGGACGGCTCAAGCAACGACAATAAAAATCGTGCGCTTTTTACCGCAGCCCAAAGAATAGACAGAGAAAAGTTTTTGGGTGCTAGGGTATCTGATACTCAAGCTTTGGAGTGGCCTAGATCAGGAGTCAGAAAACCTGACACATATACCAACCTTTATGGTTTGAGTTTTCCAAATAGATTAGTCGCTGACTATTACACCGACACTGAAATACCAGATCGGGTAAAACATGCACAGGTTATTTTGGCTGTATATCTAAACAACAATAGAAACGGATTAGAACTTAGCGGCTTAGAAGATTTTGCTGCTGTTAGTGTTGGTAATATAAACGTAACTCCTAGATTTTATGGAGCTACTGGTATTGATCGTATTCCGCCAATAGTTGATCATTACTTGATGGGTATTAGAATAGGTGGAAGAGCAAACTTATCAATCAAGAGGTCTTAAAAATGAGATACGGCTACGATTATCCAGCAGCAATTATTATTACTGATACAAATGCCCATACAGGCAGATTTGGTAAGGTTCATTGTTTGACAGACGCAGAGGCAACTTTTGTTGCTGAGAACATCACAGAGAATGGATCTGCAACTATTAACGGCATCACAATGAAGGCATCTTCTGAAGTATGCGGAGTTATAACAAGTATTACTCTTGCAAGTGGACAAGTAATAGCTTATAGATTATGAGTCTTGCTAATGCACTAAAAAAAGCTGCTAGTGCTTCACTAAAAAAGCTTGGTGGTGATGTCACTATCAGACAAGTAACAGCAGGGGCATACAATACCACTACTGGAGCGATAACAGAATCTACATCTGATACCACTATTAAAGGTGCATTAAGCAATGTCTCAAGAAATCAGGTCAATGATTTGATTGAATCACAGGATAAGTTGTTAACTATATCTGCTGGTGATTTAACCTTTGTGCCAACAACAAAAGATAGAGTTGTTATAAGTAGTGTTGAATTTAAAATTATTCAAATTGTGACGAATGAGCAAAATAATACACCTGTAAGTTTTGATCTTATCTTGAGGTAAAAATGGCAAGACAAATAAAGTTAACTGAAATTGATGATTTTTTTGAAGAATTAGTTGTTGATTTAGTAGCTGCTACAACTTTGGAGTGGACAGCAAGAGTTAAAAAAGCAACACCTGTTTTTTCTTTAGATAACTACCCTGATTTAGATTCCATTCCAAACTTTTTTACGTTGCCAAATGGTCAAGTAGTACCTTTTAGAAAAGCTTTATTAGATCGTGGAACTGGCGGAGAGCTTCGTGAAGCTTGGCAGACAGAAATTAAAAAATTTAGAGGAACAATCATAAACAATAAACCTTATGCAGAACCAGTATGCTTTGGAACAAACTTACCACCATCATGGGGTGGCAGATATAGGACAAGACAAAAAACTGTTGCTGGCTTTCCAGAACTTATAGGAAAAGAACTTGAGCAATATGTTATGAAACAGATTAGGAGGGGTATTTGATGGCTGCAACTGATTTAAATACAGTTAGATCCACAATAGAGGCTAGGTTAGCTACAGAGCTTGCTTCAAGTCCAGCAATCCCAGTTGTTTTTAACAACATGACCTTTGACTCTACTGCTGAAGATACTTTTGTTCAGTGCATTACAAGTTTTGGTTCTGGTGAATATTTAACAATGGGAGGCACTACTGACTCAGATAATAATGTTGTTGGTTTGGTGCTTTTGAATGTATTTACAGAGGAAGGTTTGGGGGCAGGGTCAAACTTTACAATTTGCAAAAGGCTTAGAGACTTATACAATAGGGTGACTGTATCTAATGTAATTTTTGATTCACCTGTAGGGCCTGAGATACTTACATCAAGTCCAGAGGGTAAGTTTCAAACTCAAATTAGGATTACTTTTAACATTTACGAGGATCTTTAATCATGCCAAAGCTTGTTATTACAGAGGAAATGCTTGACGCTATCGAAGCTGTCAAAGGTGTAAGAGATTCAAGAATGTGGGATCCTAATTGTAAAAGATATATGGAGAGTCAACAAAATTCTAAAAAAGATGTAAAAAACTCTGAAAAGAGTTAATATATTTATAAATCTTTCATTTTTTTTGTTATGGCTGCTGTAAAAGGTGATGTCGGTAAAATAATGTTCCATAACGCTGCTGGAACAGAAGCTGATATATCAGGTCTTAGAAATTGGTCGTTATCAATTACTAAGGACACTCAAGAAACCACAGTTCAAGGTGATACTTCAAAAACTTTTGTTGGTGGTTTAATTTCTGGAGAAGGTTCAGCAACTCTCATCTATGACAATGCTGGTAACTCTGACTACTTATCTTTTGTTGAAGATGTACTAACAACAGGTGATGCTGCTGACGCTTTATTTGAATTGTTCCCAGATAGTTCAGCAAGTGCCAAGAAATTTGGTTTTTCTGGAATAATTACTAATGCAGAGTATGGAGCAACACTTGGCGAAATCCAAGAAATTAATATCACCTTCCAGACTTCGGGTGCAATAACTTCAGACATATAGTAAATTAAGAATACTTCGCATTTAATTTATGCCAAACAAAAGAACCATCGACCTGTTAACTGAATCTTACAAAGATCAGATGACAGCAAGAAGAAAATACGAATTTAAAAATTCTAAAGGTGAAAAAGTAGTAGATTTATATTTTAAGCCATTAACAAGATTTGATAGACAAAGGGCGCAAAGTGTCTCTGGCACTGATGAGGCTCTTACAGTGTCAACTCAACTTCTTTGTCAAATGGCAGAGCTTGAAGATGGTACAAAAGCTTTTGCTCTTGCAGATGCACCAAATTTGCAAAGAGAACTTCCAGAAAATGTTTTAAACGAAATAGAGTTATTTTTATTTGATATAAAACTTGATGTAGATACAGCAAAAAAAGATTAAAGCGAGATAACTGGCTGAATTTTGAGTTTTTTCTCGCAACAGAATTAGGAAAAACAGTACAAGAATTAAGAAAATTAATTACTGAAGAAGAGTTTATATATTGGGCTGGATATTATGAAAACAAATATGACGAAGAAAAAAAGGCAGCACAACGACAAAAACACAATTCAAGGTAATATATAAGAAAGGCTTTTTTTATTTGTGGCAGAGGCAGTTGTAAGACTTAGGGTTGATGCTAGTGGTGCTACTAGGGCATTAAATGGTGTTCAAAATAAAACAAATGCTCTACAAAAATCATTTGGTGGACTTCAAAGAGTTGTTGCTGGTGTAGGTTTAACAGTTCTAGCAAGACAGGCAGTAAATACATCTGCAAATTTTGAAAAATTAAATGTCAGGTTAGGGCTGTTAACAAAATCATCTGGTACATTTGCAAAATCACAACAAGTTGCTGCTAATGCACAAAAAGCTTTTGGATTGAGTGCGACTGAAGCTTTGGAAGGGATTACAGATATTACAGCAAGGTTAGCTCCATTAGGTGTTGGAGTTGAAGATATAAAATCAACATTTTTTGGTTTTAATACAGCAGCAAAATTAGCTGGTGCATCAACTATAGAAGCATCAAACGCTTTTAGGCAGTTAGCTCAAGCATTAGGTTCTGGAAGATTACAAGGTGATGAATTTAGAAGTATCTCTGAACAGATTCCAACATTACTAGGCCCAATAGCAGATGAACTTGGTGTAACTGTTGGAGCTTTAAAAAAATTCGCTTCAGAAGGAAAACTTACAAGTGATGTTGTTCTTAGAGCGTTAAGAAAAATTGAGACAGATGGATCAGCTTCTTTAAAAGAACTAATAAAAAATGATCCTACACAAGTTTTTAAAAATTTAAGTAATGCTACTGAAGATTTGGCAAGAGCAATCGGAGGTAAATTAAGGCCAGCAGTTGAACCTACTGTTAAAGGATTAACTGCTTTGACATTAGCAATAACAGATTTATTAAACAGTTCAGAAGGTCAAACAGCCCTTGTTATTGGTGGTATTGCTTTAGCTGTTAAAGGTTTAAGTGTTGCTCTTCCTTTAGCTGTTATTCAAGTAAAAGCTTTGATTGCTGGTTTCAGCATGGTTGGTGTTCAGTCAATTATTGCATCAGGTGGCTTAACAGGTGTAAATGCCGCAAGTTTATTGGCTGCTGGTGGTGTTTCAAAACTTACTGTTGCTGTTGGTGCTTTAACAATTGCTGCTAATGCACTTCCACTGGTTGCTTTGGCAAGCGGTTTTGCGTTTTTGACAAATGCAATTATAAAAGCAATAAATAAACAAAAAGAATTTAATGAACTACTTGAGGAAGGTAGCGCAACAGATATACAAAATGAAATTGATAAAGTCACTAAATCAATTGAAAAATTGCAAAAGTTAAGAGATAAAGATGACGGAAAAAGTATGATTAATATATTTACTACTGATCAAGATATAAAGCTTCAGGGGTTACTTAAAAAATTAGATCAATTAAAAAAAGGTTTAAAAACGGCAGAAGCAAAAAAACTTGCAGAAGATTTTATTAAAACAAAAACTGCTTTACAACAAACTAATATTAAGTTAAAAGAATCTGTTGAAAGATCAGAGTTATTAACTGAAGAGGCTAAAGAGCAATTTGATTTAGACAAAGCACGAGAAAAATTTATTGAAAGGTTTGGAGAAGCAGAGGCAGATAAATTAGTAAAAATAATGAAACAAAATCAAGTTTTAAAAAAACAAGAAGAACAAATTAAAAGAAATGAAGAGGCAACAAAATCATTAAAAGAAAAATTTATGGAGATAGGAAAAAGTGTAGAAGAAGGGATTGTTTCTAATCTTGCTGACGCTGTAGAAGGTACAAAGACTTTAGCTGAAGCGGCTGTTAGTGTATTAAATGATCTAAAACGTGCACTAGTTGAAGTTGCAATTCAAAGGGCTGTTTCTGGGCTTGGTGATAAAGTAGGAGGATTTTTAGGTGATGTATTCAAAAATCTAGGCAAGAGAGCAAGTGGTGGCCCTGTTAGTGCTGGCGGTGCTTTTTTAGTGGGTGAGAAAGGCCCAGAAATCTTACAAATGGGTTCAAGAGGTGGCAATATTATTCCAAACAATCAAATAGGTGGGGGTACAACTAACATAGTTAACGTATCTGTTGATGCGTCTGGCTCATCTGTATCTGGTAACGATCAAGATGCACAGGCTTTAGGTAATGTCATTGCAGTTGCGATAAGATCTGAATTAATTAAAGAAAAACGTGCAGGGGGTTTATTAAGTAGATAATGGCAACTTTCCCATCAATCCAGCCAACTTATTCTGGCTTCAGAAAAACAAGCTCACCAAAGGTAAGAACAACTGCTTTAGGTGATGGCTACCAGTTCAGAGCTTTATTTGGCCTTCCATTAACACAAGACCCAAAAGTATATGATCTCACTTTTGTAGTATCTGAGGAACAGTCAGATATTATTGAGGCTTTTTTAAGAAGTCGAGTTTTTGATCAAGCAAGTTTTGACTTCACCCCACCAGCCGAAGGGTTTACAAAAACAGGCACTTATTCTCAAAGTGGTACTACTGTCACCATAACAATTTCAAATCATGGCCTTGCTCTTGGTGATGTCGTAAGTATTGACTACACAACTGGATCTGCTGTTGATGGTTCTTTTGCTGTCGTTACAACGGCTGATGATAATACTTTTACCGTTACGGCTGCTGCCAGTGCAACAAACTCAGGGAATGTCTCAGTTACTTTATCTGGTGCTGGTAAGTTTATTTGTAAATCTTGGTCAAAACAAATTCCATATAATAATAGAGCAGTCATCACAACATCATTTGAGGAGGTTTTTGAACCATAAATGGCAATCCCTACCGCAGAGCTTCAGTCATTATCTAATAAATCAATAATAGAGTTGTATTCAATAACTCTTGTTTCTGCTTTGCATGGTTCAACAAATGTAAGCCGCTTTCATTCTGGTGTTGGTATGAACAGCAACGCTTCAATAATATGGCAAGGAAACACTTATGCAAAGTTTCCAGTTATTGCTGAGGGGTTTGAATACACAGGAAAAGGAACGCTGCCAAGACCGACTCTGACTGTTTCTAATATTCTTGGAACTATAACAACCCTAATGGCATCAGCAAACGCTACAACACCTTTTAATGACTTGCAGGGAGCAAAATTCATAAGACATAGAACAATGGCACA